ATGGTACACATCTGGTCCTAGACAGCGTTTACAGCCTAATGGTGCAATCGTTGTAGTGATGACAAGATGGCATAACAAGGATTTAACGGGTCAAGTGGTAGATGCTAGTATAAAGCGTGGCGGAGCCGACCAATGGGAAGTAATTGAACTACCTGCAATCTTACCTTCTGGTAAACCTTTGTGGGATGCTTTCTGGAAATTGGAAGAGTTAGAAGCTTTAAAGGCTGAATTGCCTAGTTCTAAGTGGATGGCTCAATATCAACAAGACCCTACTTCTGAAGAAGGTGCTCTTGTTAAAAGAGAATGGTGGAGAACATGGGAAGGTAGAAATCCTCCTGATTGTGAGTTTATTATCCAATCATGGGACACAGCTTTCTTAAAAACACAAAGAGCTGACTATTCAGCATGTACCAGTTGGGGTGTTTTTTATAAAGAAAACGATGATGGTCTTGTTGCTCCACAACTAATACTACTAGATGCCTATAAAGAGCGTTTAGAGTTCCCAGATTTAAAGAAAATGGCTTTAGAGAAGTATAATGCCTATAAACCCGATGCTTTCATTGTAGAGGCTAAGGCTGCAGGGCTACCTTTAATCTTTGAACTTAGACAAACAGGCATACCAGTACAAGAATATACACCTAGTCGTGGTAATGACAAAATATCAAGAGTTAATGCTGTATCAGATTTGTTTGCTTCAGGAGTTGTTTGGGCACCTGAAACAAGATGGGCAGAAGAAGTTATAGAAGAGTTTGCTGGATTTCCTAATATGGAACATGATGATTTAGTTGATAGCAGTACACAAGCATTATTAAGATTTAGGCAAGGTGGTTTTGTTCCTCTTGATTCAGATGAAGAAGATGAACCACTAGAACACAATAGAACAGCAGATTATTACTAGGAGATTATATTGGCTATAGACAAACAATTCGTTCCTGCTACACCAATAGATGGTCTAGTAGAAATGGACCCTGAACCAGAATTAGATATAGAAGTTGAAACAACTGAAACTGATGATGGTGGCATGATTATTGATTTTGACCCTAGTGCATCACAAATAACAGATGCTAGTTTTGATTCTAACTTAGTAGATTTTATTGATGAAGATGAATTAACTTCTATAGGTAATGAATTAATAGGTGCATATCAATCAGATAAAGATTCAAGGTCAGACTGGGAAGAAACCTATGTTAAAGGTTTAGACCAGCTAGGATTAAAAATAGAAGAAAGAACTACACCTTGGTCTGGAGCCTGTGGCGTATTTCATCCTATGTTAAGTGAAGCTGTGATTAAATTTCAATCACAAGCTATATCAGAAATATTCCCTGCTTCAGGTCCTGTAAGAACTAAAATAGTAGGCACTATAGATTCTAATAAAGAAAAACAAAGTCAAAGAGTACAAGATTATCTTAATTACTTACTTACTTATGAAATGTCTGAATACAGAAGTGAAACAGAAAAGATGTTATTTTCTTTACCACTTGCAGGTTCAGCATTTAGAAAAATATATTTTGACCCAACACTAAATAGACCAAGCGGTATCTTTGTACCAGCAGAAGATGTAGTAGTTAATTATGGTGCAAGTGATTTAGAAACTTGTGAAAGAGCTACTCATGTAATGAAGAAGTCATCTAATGATGTAAGAAAGATGCAAGTCAATGGATTTTACAGAGATATAGAGTTGCCTGATGCTACACCAACATCATCTGATATTACTAAGAAGTATAACGAGATGACTGGTGAATCAGAAAGCTACGACTATGATACAAGACATACTATCTTAGAAATGCAGGTAGATTTAGATATTAAAGGTTTTGAAGATAAAGATGCTAATGGTCAAGATACAGGTATAGCCTTACCTTATGTTGTAACAATGGATAGTCCTTCAGGCATTATTCTTAGCATTAGAAGAAACTATTATGAAGATGACCAAGCAAAACTAAGAAGGATGCACTTTGTTCACTATCAGTATCTACCAGGATTAGGTTTCTATGGCTTTGGTTTAATACATATGATTGGTGGATTAGCTAAATCAGCTACATCAATACTAAGACAATTAGTAGATGCAGGTACTTTAAGTAACCTACCAGGTGGTTTAAAAGCTAGAGGACTGCGTATTAAAGGCGATGATAGTCCTATTATGCCTGGTGAGTTTAGAGATGTAGATGTAC